GCCACATAGCGCTTCTCGTCTTCAGTCAAAAGGTCTTGGCAAACGCCACCTTCGCAAAGTTCATAAAATTCTCTAAGTAGCTTCTGACCCATAACTAAGACCCTTTACAGCAGTGTCTAACTGGCTGAAGCATCCACTTTCTTGTCCAAGTGGCAGGACTGCTCATTTGCGTGTTTGTGTTCATGTTTAACTCCATTGTCTCCGAATACCATGTTCATTACATAAGATGTGCCAGAGGATAACCATCCAAGAAGAAAAAAGTTAGCTACTGTAACATCATAGCTAAATAGTTCTGTGAATGGGGAAAGCAGCATTAAAAACCACCCAACGTGAAATCCCATACACATTGGGCAGTGAAATACTTTACCATATCCTCCGCCAAAATCTTTTGATGGCCTCCATCTCTTTAAAAGCGGAAGGTCGCTATACACCAAAATTTGTGTAAGCCCATAGGCACATAATATAAAAGTTAATAATTCCATTAGTTATCCTGTTCTGCTAAGCCGGTTTCGGCACCACTAGCCATACCGATCACATCAGCAGCCTTAAGGGCTTTACCTTTGATTAAAATTTCAAAGGCATCTTGCATAATATCAGAGCTAATATCTCCGCCTTGAGACAGTTGAAAAGCCATAAAAGCAATTGCTGCAGCCGGGGCGCCGTATGTTATAATTTTTTGGCCCAAATCTGTATCAAAGAAATTTTGAGCTTTTACGTAAGCAGTCGCACCAAGTTGATCTAACATTCCTTCTTGTAGATCCTGATCGATAAGGCTGGACATTTCTTCAAATGATTTTATCAAATCCATTATTTCAGGATCATTTGAGACAATATTAAGAAAACCTTGCAACTTATCATCGTTTGCGCGGACTAGTTCGTTACCCAGAGATTTTACTGCTTGCGGATCATTTTTGACATTTTCAAGATTTTCGTTTTCAAAAATCAAATACGTATCCCAACGCTCCATTAACATTTTCATTTCAGACATCCGGGCGCTCCTTAGATAGTGTACATGTAGGAAAATCCAAATGGATCCCTTACGTATCCGGGCCGGATTGAACCCTGTTGTGCCTGTTGTGGTACTTCACCAAGCTCCGTAGAATCGGCCAGATCTGGGTCTACAAACTCAGAATCTGTCGCTGATACCATTGCTTCTAAGTTTTCAAAGTAAGGGCGCTCTTCCTCAATAAATTTGCTAATATTAATAAGAGCGAATTTAGCTGCATTAATTTTGTCGCTATATGGCGCTTCCATCATTCCCTCAATAGCACCATAGTAAGAGCCACCTTGAACTGATTCGGCGATTACAATTCCTTTTTTGCGAAGAAATGTAAACAATCTATTTTGAGCGCCGTAGACGATATCATTCATTGTCTCTTTTGGGAACGCAGTAATTTTATTATTTTTTGAAGACATAACAATATCAATATCTGCGTGGTCGAAAATCATTAAATCCCCACTCAGGCTTTTGCGAATATTAAGTTCCAGAGTAATAGACGGTACCGGCTTTCTGGCCGCGGCGCCCACTTTAATGTGGATAGGCTCATCAGAAGGTATTAAATTAATTGTGACCGACATCTTCGAAAATTTCCTTTACAAGTTGTTGTGTCTTTAACACAGTCATGATGACATTTTCACTGATTGTTTCATGAGAGTAGCCTTCAAGTCGTGATAAGACTTGTTGTGTCTTTTCAGTCATTGAGGAGTCAGCCTTAATCTCTTCTATTTGTTTAGCTTTTTTCAGCTGTTCTTTTAATCTACCTATCTCTGCGTTCAAAAACACTTTTAATTCCAGAGAGTTATCAGAAAAAGATGTTATATAGCGAGATAATAAACTCTTTTGCTCCTCAAGAAGTTGGTTGTCATATTTTTCATTAAATTTATTAACAAAGGTCTTATATACAATGTTGTCAACTGGTACTTCAGTTTCATTTATTGTTGCTGTATTACACATATCGTTGATAATCTTAGTTTCAAGAATAACTTTTTCTTTTGGAGACGAAGTATTGAACATTTTATTAATTGTAGCTAAGGCTTTATAGTTTGGTACAAAATTATTAAATACAGAAGGCGAGAGAGTCTTATTGACTACGTTTATAATCTCTGTTTGTTTGATAAATAACTCATCAGGATTGATCATTCTTTTAGCTAACGAAGCTTCTTTCAATATCTTTTCACTAATTTCTTGCTCAAGCGATTGGTTTTCATAAAGCGATCTGTAACATTCCAAATCCTTAGTCAGCAACGATTCTGCACTAAAATGTTCTCTGATTACATCTACTGCTTTTTTGCTTCTCTCATTATCATTTTTTAAAACAGCGACAGTGGCCTCTTTAATCAGGGCCTCATAAACAAATGCTGTATTACGTTTTTTGTTGTGCTTAGCTTTCATCTTTTTGCTCCGTTGGCTTTTCTTTCTTATCAAGATCTTCTAAAAGAACTGTTAGTGATTTATTCATCGATAACATTTTTTGTTCTTCTTTTTGCTCACTCAATGAATAAATAGGCACTTCTTCTTCATAAATGCCTCTAGATAAAGATCTAAGTTCCGCGCCGCCGAGATTATTAGTTCGGTATGTGTTCGTTTCTGGTGTTGCTATACGTGCATAATTTCTTGTTCTGGCTCCGGCCGGCCGTGAATCTGTACGTTGGGGGTAATAAACTTTACCTTTGGCGCCGGGAGTTAGGCGAGGCGCGTCTCTCGCTCCGGGAGGGGCTGCCAAAAGTGTAGAATCATCTTCGCCGTCGGCGCCTTCTGGCTCGGCGTCGGCTTCGCCGCCGAGATCTAAATCTCCGCCGGCGTCACCGCCAAGATCTAAATCGCCACCGCCAGTATCGCCGCCAAGATCTAAGCCACCACCTCCGCCTGCTGCGCCGGCGGCTTGAGCCTCGGCAACGGCCTGAAGAGATGCATCCTGCTTGCGATCGTAAAACATCTCTCTCTGACATCTTGCAAATTCTTCGTGAGACATATTGAAAATGTTTTCGGTAACCCAGCGACGAGAGAAATAGCCCTCGGTTGCGGAGCCGGCGATATCAAACTTAGCTTTCCAGTGCTCAATCTCTTGAAGTTCCGCAATCTTAGATGGGTTGTTTAAAGAAAGTTTGAAATTAATAAGGTCATCGCCGCGGAAACCAAGAGTATAAAGATGAATGATGCCGATTTTTTCAAGCTCATGTATAACTGTCCTTTGTAATCTTTGGACTGTTCGGGCAAAGCGAATGTCTTTTTGGGCTAACGTTGTCTTGTCTTCAGTGGCGCCTTCGCCCATAGAGAGATAAGACTGTGGGACCTTTAATGCTGAAAATAATTTATCTCTTAAATATTTGATGTCATCAATTTCGGTTGTATTTGTGCCGCCGGCGATGTTCGAAATATCTGTAGCTGAGCCGGCGCGTACGGGAATGTAATAGTCTTCTTCAATTGATAAAGGATTGTAACGCAAGTCAACTCGTCCAGTGTCTTTGTCTACGATTGAGTGTCTTTTAAGTTGTGAAACAATCTTTTGCATATAGCCTTCAACATCTTGAGGCGGGATGGCGCCGACATCAATCTTGAATACGCGCCTTTCGGAAGATCTGACAATACGATATGCCATCATAGCGTCTTCCATAAGTGTAAGTTGGCGCCAAATGCGGCGGGCGGGCTCCAGAACTGATGAGCCATAAGGGACATATTTATCGTTACCTAGAATACGAAAGTGTGCGACCTGCCAATTTTCAAAAGTCATACCAGCGGAATTCCATTGATATTGTACATAATTAGGATTAGTTGCATCTAGCCCTTCTAGTCTTTCAACTTCCTGCAGTGGCAGCGCGATGGCTGACTGGACACCCATCTTATCATCAATGTCAAGGTAGAGCATGAAGTCACCATATTTACACATCGTGCGGCACCAGCCAAAAAGATTATATTCAATATTCAATATATTGTGATACAAAAGATCCAATACCGCCTTAATCTCTTCGTTTGTACAGTTGATGTTGAGCATCGGGCGCAAAGCAGAAAATGTTGTCATTTCATCAGCATAGATATCTAGCGACGAAGCGATCTCGGGCATATATTCCATCTGATCAAAATCAATATATCTCTCGGCACGTCGTTGATTAGAAATTGCATTAGCGGCAATTTGGTCTAACGGATTATAAGTCTGCTTCTTGAACTGCTGTCCAGAAGCAGTCTTGAATCTAGAGGCGTATTTGTCTAGATGCTGTCTTCTAATTTTACGTCCGGATTGCGAACGATACGTAACTATCGGACCTGAAAAAAGCCTAGTTAGCGACTTAAATAACGATGATTGTGTGTTCGCAGGGTTTTTCCCTTTTCTCATATTTCTTGGTGCCATTTAATTTCTCACTTTATAATCCACATATATTCTTTGTATAAATTTTCTGCATCTGACATTTTATCCATAACTCCATCTTCTTTGTATCCAATTTGTCCCTTTATTTTTGTATCAAAACTGGTTCTTGAAGTTATTATAGCATCCACAAAAGCTTTCTTGTAGTTCAAATCTCTTTGATTTGTCTGTAATGCAGTATCACGGACCCAACAAGCAATCGAGAGCGCCATAACTAAATCATCATTGTATCCTTTTAAAGCTTGGGGTTTTCCATTTGTCCAAATAAATGTTCTCAATTCATTTGCCAAACGCGACGAATATGTAGTAATTAGTTTGTTTCTTATAAACTCTTCTAATTTAGCAACAACCAAGGGGCGAGTTTTTGAAGATGTTGTAAACCCGGGGACCGCTGAGTTCCTGTGTTCTGCCATGTGCTGCTCAATATATTCATGAGTTGACTTAACAGAATAATAAATATTTGGGTACTCATAATCAATAAGTTTATCTAAAACTGTATATCCGATGCTGTTGTTCTCAATGACCATCATCGCGTTCCCGAACTCCCGGCCGACTTGATTTAATATATTCGCATATAAATCGGGAGTTGGCTTGCCTTGATATTCTCCCACAACCTGCATTGTCTCTAACTTAATAATGTGAAAAGTTGAATAGTCTGCTCCATCGCCGCGAGCGACATCTGCAGTCAACAAGTAGCTGCACGAAGGATCGTGCTCTTCCCAAATCCAGAAATTACGATCAAACGCTGTTTTATATTTTGGCTCAACTATGTTGTCTGTAATCCATTCAAGAGCATCTGGATCGATAACAGTCTCGCCGGATGTGTTGAAGTTACACTCCAACTCTTGTGCAATTTGCCTGCGTGACATATTTTTAGTTTCTTTTTTGAACCACTCTTCGTCACGTTCAGGGTGCACATCCCACATTAAAGTTGTTAATTTGAAATTATTTTCATTTGTTTCAGCGCCGACGCAAGTTTTATGGAACCAGTTACCGACACCATTCGGGGTTGATATTGCTATACAGCGACCACCAGTTGACAACGTGGGATACAAACCAGTCCACAGATCTTCAAGACCATCAATGTGTGCAGCCTCGTCAAGAACCAGAAGAGACAGCGCTTCAGAGCGGCCGGCGTCACCAGATGTTGAGGCTGCTTTGATGGTTGAGCCATTTGACAATTCAAACGAGGTGCGGTTATCCGTAGAGATAGAAGCGATGCGGATCCAGTCTGGTAGATTTTTCATGATGCTTTTAACTTTGCGGACAAGGTTCCCCGCGGTCTCAAATTTGGTAGCCATAACCAGAATAGATTTATCGCGGTGAAACAACATCATCCACACAATATAGCCAGCGGTTAACGTAGAGATACCTAATTGCCGGCCCTTATTGATGACGTTAAAACGATAGTCATTAAAATCGTCTAATAAATCATCTTGATAGTCAAACGTATTAAAAAGAATCAGCCCGTGCATCGGATGAGATATACGGGCATACGTTTTAAGAAAGTACGATGGATCTTTTCCGCACTTAACTACTTCTTTTAATATTTCTTTCTTTGTTAATTTGAAACTCATACATTTTTCAAGGCCGCCAACACTTCTTCGCGATTGACGAGATCTCCTTCGCCGTCCAATATAATTATTTTTTCGATGCCATCTTTCCAAGCCATATCCACAAGCTGAGCATCGGTCATTTCTCCGAAGCCGTGAGGATCTAGAGCATCATATTTTTCTTCGTCACCAAAGCCGAAATGATAATCTCCGACTTCATTTAATACTTCTTGAATTATATATTTAACTTCTCTGAAGCCTATTTCGCGGCGTTGAGGTTCTATATATTCGGGAGCAAGCTTTTCAATAACGGCTGTAAATAAATCTAACATCTCTTCTGGTGGCAATTCTTGTACCAAGGCTGTGACTTGATCTTCTAAAGGTGGGCCGGCGCGATCTTGGAAACCACTAACGTGGCTCTCTGGTGCGTCGTCTGATGGAATGTCTGAGGGTCCATATCGTTCTGGCGCGTCGTCTGAGGAAATGTTATCAGCGGGGAAGGGCATCGTCTGTGCTGCTCTGTCGGCATTTGGATCCGCTGGAGCACGGCCATATCTTACTTTCTTGCTGTGTCCGTAGTCATCTCCGAGCCAAGCCGGTTTGGGCCCTTGCTTCCGGATCCATGCCAACATTTCCTCTGCCTGCTGTGGGCTCAATTCTTCTCCAAGAGTCTCTTCTTTTATGTACTCTTCTGCGATAATTCTCTTTAATTGCGATTTTGTAAAATTCATATTCTACCCCCCATACAGTCTTTAATTTTAATAAGGTTTTCAATCACATCAATTTCATTTTGTGTTTCTAATTTTTCTTTATCTTCTTTTGAATCTAAATCTTGATGAAGAATGTTAAGCGTGTTCTGAAGTTCTTCGCACGACGCTGAGTCATAACCGTCCTCATTGAGTTTAGCTGCAAGACTGGAGGTTGGTCGGTAAGCACGGCCCATGGTTTTCTGACCAGCGCCGATGGAAACAGGATCGCCACCTATGATAGCGGCAGACAAAAAATCAAGACTAACATCCAGATTTTCTATTTTGTCAGTCAACGCCCAAATAGCTTTCATTAGAGCAGCATCATTTTGAATCTCTTCTTTGATGATCTGCTTAAGTCGGGATTTGCTGATTTTCACTTTACGATTCCTTTTTTCTAGAATCATTCTCCGGGCGTTTTCCGCCTTTACCATTCCACCCACCTTGATCGAGGAACTTTTTAAAACTATCTTCAAGGCGATCTTCAGATGGTTGGCTGTAAGCCATGTTTTCATCTAAACCACCAATTTTGTAGTGCATCTTGGCTGTCACCCAGCTTCTTACTCTGGAAGAGTTTTCGACGCGAACATCAACTTCGCCCTCTTTGGTAAGGGTAACTCCGGTGCCTGTGATCTTCTTATATTCTTTCTTCAGAAACTTAACAACATCCGCAAGGCGTTGCTCAATCTCTTGCTCAAAACCATTAGCATATACTTCACGAAGCTGTACTTCGGAGTGGTAACCTAGACAAAGCATGTTTCCATAAAAACTAACATTAAATCCGTCCATCACCCTTTTGTCAATCAGTGGACGCCCTTCATCGCGCTGGAGCCCGGGCTTCAAGGCTTCTCCGTTTTCGTCCAATGCTCCATCATAAGCATTAGCTGCGGCCTGCGATAAGCCTTGTATAATTTCGTAAACTGTTGCCATTACTGGTCTCCTCTAACGTTCTTGTAATATAAATAGTGTTTAACTGAAGAAAGGTAATCAGAGGCTTTGGTGATTTTAGCTTGTACCCACGCATCCAATTCATCACCATCTTGAATCATTTGTTCTAACTCTGACGCATATTCGGCTGCTCTATATAATTGTGACTTGGCCATTCTACCTTCGTCGTGTTCATCGCTGTGTGTCATTTGCGGTGGTGGTTCTGCAGAAGGCAACGGGTCGCCACAACCCTCTGTTGTGACCGTTTGCTGCGTTTCAGGTTCATTTTCAGCGCTAGAACCGCCGGGGTGCATTCTCTTATCGAGCAAATTAAAAACAATTTGGATTACGTTTCTCTTAGTGTTTAAATCCATACCCTCTTCAGCAGCTAATTGAAGTATATATTCGTAAACCTTAGTTGCGATATTTCGTTCTTGCGGGCTAATCTCACCAGCAGTATCCTTCGTAGCTGAGCGGGTTGCTGCTGTGGCTTTTCCAACCCCAGCACTAGCGCGATCTTTCTTAACATCCAAAGGACTCTGTTCTTCAAGTGCCTCTAAAATTGCCCTCTTGATATCATTTTTCGTTATCTTCATTTGGTCGCCATCCTTTTAGCCATCTATCTTCGCGCTGCTGTACATACTGAAAATAGCATTTCTCGCAACATTCAAATTTTACCATGCAAACATTATCCATAGATTTTTTGGGATAACTCCCGCAAACTGGGCATGTCTGGGTCGGCTCTCTATTAAGTAGTTTTTTTGATACCTTTATACCATTAATATCGATTTTCTCAACAGAGTCTTCGTTTTGTTTCGCTTTCTGGTACAATTCTTTCATCTGTTGGAGATAGTCTCTCTCTTTATTCTGATCCCAATTTGCCTTTGGATTTTGAATAGTCTCGTCGCCGTATTTTTCAGCTATAGCTTTCTCAACAGCAGCAATTTGATCATAGTTTTTATTCATTTTAAGGCCCTATATACGCCATAGGAGCTTGCAGTACCAATAAGGATCCCACCAGCAAAATATAGCCATTTGTGCCGGGGCGAAGTTTTTTTTAGTGCATTAGCAAGAAAGTCAATCTCTTTGTCTTTCTGTATTATAAACAAATCATACTCATCTGTTAAAGACTTATGTTCTATTCTTAAATTTTCTAATTTAAAATCATATTCTTCTTTCTGAATTTTTAATTCATAGTCTGTTCGTATATCGCACGAATACTTGAATATATCATAATCGGACATTATTTTAGAAATAGCATGTTCGTCAAACAAAACACCTGCGAACGGGGCCGGGGCCTTGTATTCCAGTATGGAAAATTTGGCGGCCTCGGTTGCATTGGCCGAAAGGCTAAACATTAGTAAAAGTTTAAGGAACATATTGAATACCAAAAGTTTGTTCTATATCTTTAATTAGCTGTTCTCGGTCGTTGTTAAATTTGTTTCTGTATTCATCCTTCTTATCTTCCCTTAACCGCTCAATCATCCCAAGCGCATCTTCATAGTCTTCTTCAATCGCTGCGATTGACTCTAGGTGACTTTCCATTAGCTTTTGTTTTTCACGAAGCTCTTGCTTGTGAATTTCCTTTAAGCCATCAATTTGTGCCTGATGTGACTCATTTTGCGATTCGTATGCTTGCTGCATTAGATGATAGTCATATCTACTTTTCAATGCTACAACTGCCGACAACAACAATATTAACAACACTTTCCAATTTTTAAGAGCAAAATCAAGAATCTTTGCTTTAATCATTATAACCTCGTAATCTTGCAATACCATCAATAACCGTCTGGCCGCCGATATAGATTGCTGAAATGATTACCCAATCTTCGCTAGTTACGTGCCCAGCGAGTGTAAGGCCGGTGGCTGTTAACCATACCATTAACTTGCGGGATGTAAGTTTTGCCAGCCATGTGTCCATAAATGCTTGTGCTTTAGCCATCATTGTTTTCTCCGTTTCTCAACTCCACCTGAGTTCACTTTGTCTGGTCAGGTGTCTTCTTCTGCCAAAAAATTATTTAATTCTTTTTTTACCATTTCTTCGACAGAGTATAGTTTGCTCATGTACTTCTCTGCGGCTTTTTCATTGTCAGAGCAGCCTTTCTTTTTACCACGAGAGCCGTCCGGCTTTTTCTTATATACACATTTACCGGAACGCATGTAGGGCATTTACTTAAGCCTCGCCAATTTAGGCGCCATTTCTGGATGTTCAGCTTTAAACTGGGGTATTGAAGCCTTGATGTTCTCAATATTGGCGGGGCCATCGTACCATGCGAAGAAAATTGAGGCCATATTGTATCTAACAACCCATCTCTTTTGAATTCCAGCTTCAATACACAGATTTGTAAATATTTCGGCGACGTCGCCATCATCTTCCTCTACGACCACAAGGGTTGGCTTATGCGGAACATCACAGCAGCCATCCGCACTCGGAGTAATAAACCAATTCCAAAGTTGTTTTAATAAATTCATCATAATCTCCTATGTTGCTAATCCATTCAGGCTTCTTTTCAGTTCGTTCAGTGAAAAGTTTTCAAATCTTTCTTCTTTGGTGGGCAAAAGCCAACCATCAGCACCAGAATACCAATTAATTTCGCAATAGCAAGATGTCTCGCCATTTTGAATAAATTCAACCAATCTATGGAGCCCATCTACAACTAAGAATTTTTGCTCTTCTTCGATCCAGTTTACTTTAATTGGTCCTTGTGTTTGGCTACGAACCCCATCAAGAATATCCTTGTAAGCCCCGACAATTCCTTCTTCTAAATTTCCAGCCTCAATTATTAAGTGATCAAAACTAATTTTTGCTTCGCCCAATGCGCCAAACAATGCTTTAAGTTGTGTTTGCAAAGCAGCAAGTGTCGCTTGTATTTTTTGTCCCGACGCTTTCACCGCGGCAGGATTAACTCCTTGTTGTGGCGCCGCTTTTTTTGCTGGTACCTTCCGGGTGAAGTTGAGATCATGAGGGCCTGGCTGCGCAGTTGCCGGCTGCGGGGCACGTTGCGGGGTGGCTTGGACTTTACGAGTACTGCCGAAAGGATCTTTCTCTTCCTTAACAATCTCTGTCTTCTCGTCCATAAAATAACGAGGATCAATAAATTTCTTGTTTTTTCTTATAGCCATTATAATCTCCTTTTAATAGCCTGCATCGTATGGTGATTCGTCGCCATACCAATCGTGTGAGCCATGTATATCTTGACCTGTTTCGTCTGCTAACTCTTTGTACATCTCTTCTGTGTCATTATACATTGACACTTTGCCGTCTTGGTGCTTTACTATAATAGAAGGCTTTCCATCGCTAGCAATCTCGACGAAGGCTTCGACATTAAACTTGTCAGCCAAGTCTTGTACCTCTTCGTCCCTAATTTCTTCGGGGCTCATGTAATCTTCGCCGGTGTCAATATCGGCAACAGCACGACCGGGAACGTATGCTGCTTCGTCTAAGTCTTGTTTAGCGCTTTCCATCTCATCCTTGTGGCGATCAAGCCAACGCTCAGCTTCTTCATCAGAAAGATCAGTAGTTAAACTCTTTAGTGCTTCCTTGGCACTTAGTCCTGTTTTCTTCATTTTTTTAACGACATGATGGGTTGAATGCGGCACGGCGCCTTCGTTTAGATGCTTTCGCCAATTTTCAAATATTAGTTTCATGTTGCTCTTATATCAAACCTTCATCGCGCAATATGTCTAAATCGCCGCGATCCAACTGAGCAGTCACCGCAAAAGTTTGTCCGTTAGGCAAAACTAAATCAAGCGTCAAGTTACCGCTCATGTTAATAACGACATCACCTTGAGCACTTGCAACCAGTGATCCTCCGTGACGAGCCTTTCCAGTCATATCAAGTTCGCTCAATTCTTTTTTTATTATTTCTTTAAGTTGGGATTTACTTAGTTTCATCTTGGTTCTCCTATGTTGCTAATCCATTCATACTTAGTATCGCAATCAATCCGGGCACATTCTTTCTGACATAAACGCCAGAGAAAAGTGTCTCGCACCGACCGCCGACATAAGCGATTGCCGACTCAATATTCTTGCTGACTTTTGGATCAGCCACCATCTCTTCCGACACAACCAGCACTAACGAGCCGGCCTTTGCCTTTCCCTTGGGGGGAGGACATGCAGAACGATTCATGCAGTTATGTAGGATCACCGATCCAAGCTTTCCAGTATTTGGATCCTTAATCATGGTTGAGCCTAAGAAGGCACGACCGTCATTGCCCAAGCATGTTTCCAGATCTTTACTATCAAAAGATTGGATCGGTGAATCCTCGGTGGAGAGTTTTAACACTTGGGCAAGTGACTTAGCAAAAGTTGTGTTGGCGACAGGATACATGCCGAGCATGCCGATTCTGCCGCGAAGTAAGCGTGTGGCTCGTTCGTTGTCGAGAACGATATGCGGATACTTGGCAACATCGTTTGCCAGCGTCAACGCATTACGAGCGATTGTGGGGTTAAGATTTTCTTGTGCTGTCGGCCATGAGACTATGTAAACGACCTTGCCGCTCGACTGCACAGAGCGCATGTAACGCTCAAAGACAGGGTGCAGAGCGGTAACACTACTACCGGTGCCACCGCCACCACCAGCAAGGACGAACAACCAATCAACCTTACCGAGTTTGATACGCAGGGCATCTTCAACAATCGCACCATTTTGACTTAAAACCTCTTTTCCATATTCTACGTTTTTTCCAATCCCGTCTGAGTCGGGGATGAGGACAACGTGATCCTCTTCTACATTCTTAGGAATGTCTTTACCTGTTGAATTTACGAGTAGCGTCTTATTGAAACCAAGTTCAATAAACGCATTCGCCATTTTGTTGCCTCCACCGCCAACACCGACAAAACCAACATTGATAGATGAGGGGGCGGTATTCTCGGGAAGAAGATCTTCGTCAGAGTATTCCATCTGTAATCCGAAGTCCTCAACCATACCGAAGTCTTCTGCTTCTACTGATTCGTGGTAGCTGTCTTTTTCCTGCGCGAACGCGGGAGGTGGTTCTGCGGGAGGCAGAAAATCAAATTCGTTGTTATCGTTTTCGTCTGACATAATAATTCCTAATTGTTAAACGACTGATATATCAATATACCAAGTGCAGCCGCCATCAAACCTGCCGCGGCTGGGATACCGAGAGTTGTTGCCGCGCCCACTGCACCGGCACCGACCATACCTATTTTACCCATGGCGATCATGCCTCCGGTTGCCGATGCTATGCCCATGGCGCCTGCAGCAGCAGGTAAGCTTGCACCGACCATATCGCTGTGTTTCTGTTCTGCACTTTTATATTCTTGCATCGTGCCTTGCGCGTCTTGGACCGCTGCTTGGACTTCTGGGTCTTGTTTTGCTTTGTTTACAAAATCCATAACGGCAGGGCTTTGGGATAAGGCTTGTGCAAGCTGTTCTGCTTGTGCCATCTTATCCCCACCTTGTTCCTGCATGGTTGCTTCTATCTCTTCCTTAATAATGTTCTTAAGTTGTCTCTTGGTTACTTTCATTTTAAAATCTCCTATTGATTTACTCTTGCGTATCCGTCTTTCTTTTCAATTACGATTTGCATGTCAACACAATCTTTGAGCGAGTCAAGGTGCGAGATCAACAAAACGTTCTTAAAATACACTTTAATTAGTTCCAAGATCCTAATAAAACCCTCCATATTTTCTTCGTCTAAAGCGGTACCCGGTTCGTCAAGGACAAATATGTCGCTCTTAGGCAGCGATGAAACACTCAAAAGTGCCAAGCGAATTGCCATGGCTGCCATCGTTTTTTCTGCTCCGGATGCCATCTCAATTGGGCGCTCATTATACTGTGGGTGTTTGATGAATATATCAAATTTATTTCCTGACGTCTCAAAGAAAATTTCGAAATCTACAATATTGGCTAATACTTTAGCAATTTCTGAATTAATAACAGGCATTTTCTTTTTAATTATGTCGTAGGCAATGCCGTTAGAGTGCATACAACGCATAAACAGATCATAAGCTGAGAATTCTTTTTCCAACTGAATATATTCTGCTTTTAATTCTTTCAAATTTTCAGATTGTTGTTCAAATGAGCCCACTTTTTTATAAAGGCCGAGGGTCTTATCTGTTTCTATTTTGATACTTTGTTCCATGTTAATAATGTTCTGTTCATAATCTTCTTTGTCGTTCAGCAGTTTTTCAAGATTTTCAATAGCTTCTTTGTTTTGTTCATACACCATCTTTTTGTCGGTCAAATCAGAAACAGAGTTATTGATTCTCTCAAGGGCGATATTATTTCTTTCAATACCCAATTTTAAATCATTAACCAAGATCTCTGTTTCTTGTTTTTTGTTCTGCAGTTTCTTATATTTTTCTATATGATCTGTAACGATCGTGGGGGCCAGAGCGGTCAAGGTTTTTTCTAATTGACCAACTTCGGTTTTCATTTCAGGTATGGTCGCGACAGCAACATGTGCATCTTTTATAAATTTGCACGTAGGATATGATGTGCCACAAGGTATATCATCTAGCAATCGCTCTTTGCTTATTGCAGAATCTAACAAACTTGCAAACTCAGATAGTTTATGGCTAGTTTCAGCTATTTGAGTCTGCTGCGTAAGTAAAGCATCATAATCAAGCTGCCCCATAAGAACAGTTATCTTATCGTATCGGGCTTTTTCATTTTTGAGAGTGGTTGAATCTTCAATTATCTTATTAGACAATAAATTAATCTGTTTTTGATTCTTTTCCAAGGCACGATAAATATCAAAGATGTCAATTGCCTCGGCCGGAATGTCTGATATTTGCTTGTCAACTTCTGTCAATTTTGTTTTTTGCTCATTTAAAGCTTTTTCTTTAGATTTTACAATCTTTTCTTGTTTTAAAATTTGATTTTTACAGTTTTTCAGATTTTTGATCGCTTCTTCAATTTCGGTCTCATACTCTCTATCTTCTAATTTTTTAAGATATGCTTTCGCCTCAATTGATTCTTCCTTCGCTAATTTAAACTTTTTGTCAAATATTTCTAAGTCTAAAAACTTGGCAATGATTTCCTTACGACGCGTGGAGCCTTCATCAATGAACGCTAGCGAGCCATGTTGTGAGGCTAGTGATGATACATTGAAATCCTCAATTGTACCAAAGTGTTTACGTATGTTCGCATCTGTGTTATTGCGCGTTAGGCCATTTAAGGATGTTGTTTCGCCGGTGGCCCGATTGTGAACCTCAAAATTTAACTCAGTCTTAGCTTCTTGTGTTTTCTCTCCCTTCAGCGTCTTAACATATTTCGTGGCTGTTCTTTCAATCGTGTAAAAATTGTCATTAATTTGAATTTCTAATTTGCCGCGGCCATGGTCTTTATTTTGATTAATTACATTAAGATTTTTACGCTCATTCTTAGAGGTTGTATTAAACAATGTCCACAAAGCAGCATCTACAACAGAACTTTTACCTGAGAAGTTTTTGCCAAATATACCAACGATTCCATCCAATGTATCAAAACAAACATTATTTTCTTCACCATAATTAAACAAATTATCAAATTCAAAATTTATCAACTTCCAATTAATATTACGAGAAACATCTTCCTCTTTTTCAATGATCACATTGTATTTTCTATTTAACTCACAAACACTTTCTAATATTTCATCTGTAATATGGTAATCCTTCAGATATTCGCTGATCAATTCTTCTTGAACTTTGATATCACGTAGATTTTCGGTCTTAAGTCCATCTGTTAGTTCTTCTACATTTCCGCGCTCGCCAGAGGCCCTGTTAAGAAATGAAATGCTCTCAGGCTTAAATCTATGCTTCGCAATGCCTACTGCTCGTTTCATCACGTCCAGAGGCAGATTGTTGTTACTCACCAATCGCAGGCGGGCCCCAGATGGTATTTTGGTGTTCTTTGGCATACGCCCTTTGCGCGTAAGCTCAATTGTGATGAACGCCTTGGGGTTTACAAGAGAAACATGCCGGGTATTAAAATTATTTTTATCTTCAATATCCCAAATTAAGTAGCCTTTATCGTTGCTCTCGCCATGATTCTGCTGTACTAAGCTGCCCGGGTATCTTGCTTTTCCGTCATTGTCAATCTTTTGGTTAGTCTTGTGAATGTCGCCCAAGAGTGCATAATCGTATTTCTCAAGGGTTTCCATGTCGATATCGCCATGAGTCATCATCCAGCCGGTGTCGGTGACAGAACCAACCACAGAGCCATGATAGAGGGCAATATTCGTGCGGTCTTCTGGTAGTGTTTCTTGCCAGTTTTCTGGATCAACAATGGATAGCACGTGTAAATCAATTCCGTCGGCAACCTCAACAACATCTGAATATTTGTGAAAGTGAATATTGGGGTGTTTCAGGTTATCCACGATGGGGCTTATCGCATCCAATCTTCCGCTATTTTTAAGATTCATATCATGATTACCAAGAATTATATAGTATGGCGCGATGTCTGCCAAATTAACAAACAAGTCGCTCATCATACGAATCGCCTCGGGGCTTAAATCAAGCTTAGTGTGGAAGGTGTCACCAGTATTAACGATAATATCTGGCTTCTCTTCTCTTAGTTTTTCGTATAATTGTTTGAATACCTCTCGGTATTCCTTATGATACTTTAATTTTCGGACATGGATATCCGATACATGCGCAATCTTAATGCCCATATATTCTCCTATTAATTAATATAGGGCACGCCGAAAAGAGAATGTAATATAATCGGTAGTATATACAAGCCAATATTACCGCCAATAATAAGACCCAAAGCTCTATAAAGAGTAAACTCAACAAATTCCATAATGCCCTCTAATATAGATTATAACACGCAGATGTTGACTATGCAAGCTTTTTCTTTCGGTTTTTGTAATTTCGCCAAGATACTCGGCTTTCTTTTAGGCTTGCAACGCGTTGCGTCGTCTTCTGAATTAATTCTGGGTTCAGTTCTGTATCGGGGGTTGGTTCTATCTCGCCTTTTAAGTTATTGAATTCTTCCAAACTCATACCGTCGCCATAATAATAGTTCTTATAAAGATCTGATTTTGTTAGGCCGGAAAGAGGCATTTTGTAATCGTCAGGGATTTCATCGAAAGGAACATATACCAAGTTTTGTTGTACATTTTCGCCATCGATCTGGAGCATTGCCGATGGAACGCCCGGGTTGGAACTTATAAAGCCGTGGGCGCCCAATTCGCTAGCGTCACTAAACGGAAACGATTCGGGAGAAAAGTCATTAAAAAATTGCTTGTGTGGGCCCGGAGCAGCATCTCCTTTAACATTATAGGCGCCGGCGAGAGCATCGGGTGAGTCGGCTGCTTGGAGATAAAGCTTGTTTACTTCATATTGGGGAGTTCCCGCTTCTTTATCCATGGCCACTTGAGCCATAACTGACCATTCAAGAGGCAAGACTGCTTCGCGATGGTTTTCTGGATTTGTTGGGTATGGTAATGTTTGTGTATCTGTTGTCGACCACATCCACGCTTTAAAATTGCCGGCCTGTTTGTTTAAGTCTTCCGCGCTTTTCTCGATGGTGGAAGATTTCTCAATATTTTGTTGTGTTACTGTTTCTCTGTCGGCGGCTAGCGCATCTTCGTGATCCGAAACTTGCCCCTGTATACCCAATGCGGTGCCGCCGAGTGCTGCCGCGCCGCCGATCATATTTCTAATATTCTTCCTTCGTGCTTTACGCTTAGCAGCATCCCAATCTGCTTCTATCTCAAGCAAATATTTATCAAGTTCTTCAGCAATGATTTGTTCTAAAAGAAGGCTCTTGACCTCTTCTAAAACAATCTGTCGAAGTCTTGCTTCTGTGATGTTCATATTAAACCGCCGATAGTAAATCTAGCAGTAAATAGTTGTCTCTATCGATAAAGGACGCTTTATTCTTTCTTTCAAAAAACACTTCTTTCGGCATTGAGCCTACATCTTCGTACCCAGAAATATCAATCTTGTAAAGTTCAATATCATATCGCAAAAGCATTTCAATGATCCTTCTCTCTTTGTTGGCTGCGTCCGGATCAAGTGCGACGTAGATTGGGGTGTCGTTTCGTACAATCTTTCGTAATAAGTCGGATCCGGGTCGTAAGGTTGAGCCCAATATAGGAACAGCATTTCCGGCGACCAATGCATCAAATACTCCTTCAACCAATACTAGGTCTCTATTCCAGTCAATATATAGGTCGTTAAACACTATATCCTTGGATGCTCTTGGGTTTTTATACTTATAGGAGTCCCCAGTATAGGATCTCGCGATAAAGTAGCTACAATCGCCATCTTCGTCAAAAGACGGTATAATGATTCGGTTGCGATATTCACCACTAAAACAAAAACCAATCTTCCACTTAATTATGTCTTCTTTTGTAAGTCCTCTTTTGAGTAAATATTTGAGGGCGTAAGCACCTGTTGCTGGGACTTTGTTTGTGCAGAGTGTTGTGAATTCTTCTGGTAATTGTATTTTTTCACTCCTTGTTTCAGGCTCATGTTCATCAAAGAGTTCATTAAACTTTTCCAAGTCTGTCCGAACTGTAATTTCGTCCCAGCGCTGGAGTTGTGTAAAAGAACCAAAACGCCTAATAACACGCCTAATATTACGACCGCGATAATCACAAACCCAACACTTAAAAGCATTTTTATCCAAATTAATAGAGAACTTACGCTTGTGATGATTGCATGCAGGACACGTGAAAAGAAGTTCCTGTCCTTTGCCAATGTTGTTTCCAAACGTTTCATATAATATTCTCTTTGCTTCTTTCTTATTCATATGCCCTCAAAGCAAATTTATCATGAATCAATGTCCATGTCAAGTAAAAACCCCGCCGAAGCGGGGTTTTAATTTTACTGTGCTTGTAAGGCGTCAATAATTTGGGCCTTAGTAGACTTTGTGTTGACCGGCAAGCCTCGCGACTTTGCAACTTCAAGAAGTTCAGACTTCTTCATACTAACACTCCAGTCAGTGAATGTAATATTGTCTTCGTCTGTTGCTAAGCCTTTAGTAACGCTCATCAATTCGATCTCAAAAGTTAACTCTTCTCCGGCTAGCGGATGATTAAGGTTTAATACAACCTCGTCTTCTAAGATCTCGTGAATCTTGGCTAAAAAAGTCCCTTGGGGACCATTTCCCTGAACTACCTCCCCTACCACAAAATCAAAACCATCACCAAAAGCTGATTTCGGTGCTGGACGAAGTGCGTCAGGGTTTATAGGTCCGTAGGCTTCTTCTGGGGAGAGCTGGACTACAGTCTTTTCCCCCTCGGTCATGCCGACGACGGCATTCTCAAAACCTTCAATCATGGTTCCGGTACCAAGATTAAAATTTAAAGTTTCGCCACGTGTGCGTGAGTTGTCAAATTCGGTACCATCAATCAAGGTACCTCTGTAATGGACACTAACTCTGTGTCCTGTTTCTGCTTTCATTTTTATCTCCTAGGTTGATGAAAGAACATCATGTGTAAGATAACACACAAAGATTTGTTTGTCAAGAACATTCTGTGTTATAGCCGGCTTGGGCTATTATAATAGCATCTGCTCTATCGTAAGATTCTGGCTTAGGGTTTCCGTGCCTTGTATATTCAATTTTGAATGCTGGCTCGTTTTCTAATAGATGTTTTAATACTACTTGCTTAGCCTTTTGTCCGCGTGGGACTTTAATTCCAGCTAGCTTTCTAGCGGAGGTGGCGCCGAGAAATTTGGGCTTAATTTCAAAAAGCTCATAAACAATCCAAGACACAATTCCATTAAATTTTTGCAATGTAGCCATAGTTTTAGCGGACGAACCGCCAGAATTAAAAAATGTAAAAGGCTGCTCAATATAAATATGTTCAATGGGATATTCAGAATTTCCAAGACGTCCTACATCTTCGTTGTTACACTGATACATTTCAAACAAATCTAGCAGCTTCTCTTTTATAGCTACAGTTTTATCAAACACATCTTTGTATTTTCTTAGATCAATTGAATCATAAAAAACTAATTGACCTTCAGCTACGATAGCAAAACCAGTAATACTGGTGCTAATATCAATTCCCAAAACCATTTTAAACCCTATATTTTCGCCAACTATATGGTTTTCTATTATCTAAATAGCTCTCGTTGAACATCTGAGCATATGCTTCTTGCTCAAAACGAATCCTGCGATATGCTAATTCTTTATCTCGGAACTTTATATACCCTCTCAGGTAATCCCAACCATATAACATATAAAAGAATACCACAAAAAGTTCTTTTTGTTGAGCAATATGTATGCTTTCGTGATTTAAAACATCCTCGGACATTTCTTCGCGAGCTATAATAAATGGATATAATGTAATTGCACAGATGTCAACTACCCAAGAAATCGCTTTCAAAAATTTTGGAGCTATTATTAATATTGGCTTCATTATATGTCTATCTTCAATTTAAACGAATAATCGTCATCTTCATTTTTCAGTACTGGATTAGCTAAAGTTGCCACACCCATTAAGTTTTTATGTTCGTCATATATTGCAATTCTTGAAATATACACTTGTCTTTTAAAATCAGCATTGTGCCCCATATAGCTTGACGATACTACATTAGCTATCAATTTATTTTCATTTTCCTGATAAACTTGGGACGAGGAAATCGCGATTTTCTTTTGTCCATATTTTATATATGACGGATTATTAGAATAATTCACTTCGCCCTTTTTGGCATGCGCAAACATGGTGACAACCTGTGTGTCTGTTTGTCCCCTAAAAGACAGATTAAAAGAAGCAGACACAAAATTTCCGCCGGCGGTCGTTTGATTAACACCATCTAGCGCGCCGGCTCCGAAATAGATCCAGCGCGGCCTGTCGCTGGTTGTATCGCTTTTGATCGGAATGGAATCACCCTCAAGTTGCCAAGATCCTGTTAACAATAGGAAGCCTTCATCGTAAAGAACAACGCCGGCCACAGAACCTGAGCCAGTAGAGCCTGCGGGCCCGACTTGTACAAGTTCTCCATTTCGCTTTTCATCTCTAAGTTCGCCAACAAGTGAGCCTGTAAAATACCACTTGAGAGAAACTGTGCCGGGTTGCAACTGGGTGCCATAAAATATTGACGGTATGGAAACTAAGTTAATAATTTGGTTGTCTTTGTTCCAGTTCCAGTATACACCATCAGCGGCATCCATAGCGCCGCCTTGTGATTCTACTAGATAGTGACGACTTCGAGTCTCTCCATAAAAATTTAACCGGTTCTTCAAAGCAAAATAAAATGGATGAAGGGGGGCGCCGGTGGCTGTGCGGGTGCCCGTATTGGTGTCAACAACCGTATCTCTTTGACTAGGATTGGCCATATAATAACGGTGTATGGATGCTGACATTGGGTAGCTACTGGTTATAGTATCACCAAAGACGAATTCATTACTATAGCTAGCAGGACTAGCTGTTCTGAAGCTGGCGCCGGCGGAATCCTTTGTGATAAACGGATAAATTGACTTCGCGGTCGACGGCTTTGCAGGTGTGCCGCGGTCAATTACACGATCAATATTATACTCGTATAAACTTATGTGGCCTTCTGGAACATTATAAACGTCGTGCGATAAGACACCAGATTGTTCTGGTATGCTATTGTAAAATACACGACTATCAAATATTAAAAACTCAACGCGAGGATGGGCTCGCATTGTGTTGATTATAATATCTTTGTCCGAGAACTTCTTTAGGGACATAACAGCCCCCCTTAGTAATCCAGCCTGACGCGGAGGGTTAATTCATTTGTTGGATCTTTGCGCAGCGGCTCAGACAGCTTGGCAGTGGCTAACAGTTCGCCGGCGGCACTATACATGCCCACAGTGGTTATATATGATATTGGAATATCACTAGAGATGTTTTTAACAACAATTGAGGCGCCCGAAACATAAGTTGGGTTTGTACTATAGTTAAATTTATTCCAAGGCACACGACAGAAGAAGATGTTTGAATTGATCTCTGTTGTGTTGTTGAAAGCAATGTTCGTGATCCTGTGGCGTAATGCGTTGCAGGCGCCTGAAATTGAGGAACCGGTCATAACCCCCAGAAGCGATTTACAAC